CCAGCCTTGACAGCAGCGACAGCAGCGTTAGCCGCAGCAAGTAGGGTTAGCGGGTCAATTTATACCCCCAATGCGGTTTTGATTTCTTCAGGCGTTATTGCTGCATCTATCTGTGTTTGAATAGCTGCGTACTTGTTACGGATAGCCTGACGCGCTGCTTCTGCACCTTCCATCTGCCCCGGTATCTGCTTAGCAATAGCGTCGTCATAAGGCTTGAATTCTTCAGCACGAGCAGCACGACGCATATCGTGCCCAATGGCTTTAGCTTTGTCGATGTTTACGGTAATCATTCTGTTATCTCTGGAAACTCGTTTAATTCAGCACCAACGCCGTCCGGCTCATCAATTACAACTTCCCATGCGCTGCGGAAAGTGCGGTCAGACGGAATATCAGTTACGTCAACAATTTTGTAAGGAACGCCAGCAGGTACGTCTTTTTGTGCTATTTCTTCTATCGTTCGCGTTTGAAGACACTCAGGTGAAGGAACAACAACTGCAACACCGCCGTCATCTGTTGAGTAAATAATTCTTTGTTCCATAGTGTGCCCTTTAGCGGAAGATAGCGACGTTTGTCTGCGCGGAGTCAACAGCGGCATCGAACGCGCCGTCACCAGCGTTTACCAACAGTACAATTCGACATGCGCTAGAAGTACGGGCTGTTTGCACGTCGTTAGCAGTGAGTGTTACACCAGCCCCGGCTTGCGCTGTTGTCCCCGACCTAGAAGCAGTTCCGGCAATAGTGTAAGTCGCATCCGTCAGCGCACTAGAAAAGTTAACAGTATAGTTACCAGCGCTGTTATCCGTGATGCTTGAGACGTTTCCACTAGTGCGAATAGCGACTGTACCTGTGCCGTTAAAGTTGACCCACGCTCTACAGCCGTAGGCTGTTGCTACCGAGCCGTAACCGGAGTTGAATCCAAAATTAGTGCCAGTAGCATTGCCAGTTACTGAACCTGATGAGCCTGTTGTGTTTTGGTTTAGCGTAGGAACATCTGCGGCTTGAATAGCCGACATCACTACGTCAGTGCCATTACCGCGCAAATACTGACCAGACGTAACAGCACCAGCCAGCGCATCCATTGCTGCTTGTCTAGATGTTTCTCCAGTACCACCGTTAGCAAAACCAAGAACCGCCGCGTTATCAGGTACGATGTTTGTGCCGTCAGAATAGACCGAACGCTCTGCTGGGTAAGTCACAAACACATCTTTAGTGCCAGCAGAAAAGTTTGTTTTTGTTGGTGCGCCTGCGCTAGAAGCCAGCACTGTGTCACGGGAGAGTGTAGTACCAGAAACGGTGTAAGTGCCGATGCCCACTTCCCACTCGGAAGTGCCCTGACCAGCAATCGTGTAGTAGGTTGTGTTGCCGTTGCCAATGACAGAAAACGACTGGAACCCAGTAGCAGGACCGGCAAGTGTAATAGTGCCTGTGCCGGTAGAAGTCGTTGTTTCTTTAACTCGATCCGCTAATACTAAAGGCATATTACCCTCACACCGTATCTATTACTTGCCAATCACCCGGCTCGTCGGTATTAATCAAACCCCAGCCCGGCGAGGTGTTACTGTTTATGTCCTGCCAGTTAGGAGTCTGCCCATCATTAATCAGTTCCCACAGGTACCGCGCAAAATTAGAATCAAAGAACCTAGCCTGCTCTTGTAACGCTGCAATAAAGTCAGCTGACGCAGCCTGTGTGCTACTGAACCTGCCCTGTTCTGTAATACTAGCTACAAAATCTGCTTGCGCCGCTTGAGTGTTGCTAAACGCTGCTAATTCATTTATTAGTGCTATAAAATTTGCCGTGGCAGCTTGTGTGTTACTTGCTGACAAACTCTCCAACAATGACGCTATGAAAACCACTTGTGCAGATTGCGCTGCGGTTACATCTATTTCTTCAGTAATCGCCCCCGCAAAATCCGCCTGCACTGATTGCGTATTGTCAAACTGTACATCTTCATCAATATCCGCCGCAAAATCTGCCTGTGCAGCTTGAGCATTACTTACATCAATCTGTTCTGATACTGTGCTTACAAAATCAACCTGCGCTGTTTCCGTAGCACTAAAGTTTGCCGTTTCATTCTGCGCTGCGACAGCTATTTGTATTGCTGTGTTTATTGCGTCAAACTGCGCGTCTTCATCTATACCCGCGCTAAAGTTTGTCTGTACGGATAGCGCGGCGCTAAAACTACCTTGCTCAGCAATCAAACCTACAAAATCTGCTTGTGCTGCCTCGGTGCTGCTTACTTCTATGTTTTCGCTTACCGCACCGTTTGCGGTCTGTAGTCCAGTATTAACAGCGTTAAGCTGAGCATTTTCGTCAATATCTGCTGTAAAACTAACCTGCGTTGTGGTGGCTACGCTTACCTCAACTTCTTCATCCTGTGCAGCTGCAAAACTAGCCTGCACTGACTGTGTTGCTGACGCATCTACTTCTTCCGCTATCGACCCAAATGCCGTCTGTACACCAGATACCGTGCTAACCATCGCAACACGGTCTTCAACAACATTAATAAGAACGGAAGCCGCTATGTTCAGGTCATACGCTGTTATTGCTTCATCAATAGCTGCCGCGCCTAATATGTCTGAATCTGTCGCGCTGCTAAAGTGCCCTTCTTCACTAATGTTACCGTTCGCTGTCTGTGCGCCAGAGAAAGAAGCTGTAAACGACCCGGACTCTGCTACGGCACTAACAAAATTAGCTTGGGCGGCAAATGTGGCGCTAAAATCTACTACTTCCGTTACCGCAGCGAATGCTGTCTGTAGTCCTGAAACAACAGCGTCAAACTGAACATCCTCATCAATCTGCCCGTCAAACACTGTCTGGACTGCTACTGTTTCACTAAAGTTTACAGCCTCCGCGCTGTCAGCAAAAACAAATCGATCACCATTTACAACGGCGTTAAAGTTTACCGATTCACTAACCGCCCCTACAGCGGTCTGCAACCCAGATACAGCATCGTTAAGCTGCGCATCTTCATCGATGTTTACTGAGAGTAAAACAGCCGCAACTTCTGTAGATGAAACATTTACCGCCTCATCAATACTGGCAAATAGATTTAGCCCGCCGACTACAGGTAACGCGGAAAAAGGCGCTTCTGAAAGAGCTGAAAACCCAAACATGCGCCTTTACCTTTTACGCAGCAGTTAGCTGTGCCTCTTCAAACCAGCGTGATTGCACAGCACCGTTAGCATCAGTCCATGAAATCAGGTAATAGAAATTACCGTCTTCATCCATACGTAGGGCTTCAACCGGCCCCTGCGGAACAGCGACAGCTAGTTTTACGGTGTCGCCTTTTTTAAACGTAGTAGCCATAACTGCTCCTTAATTAAACAGCATCAGCCGAGAAGGTGTAAGTGACGTTCAGCGTATCGCCGTTAGCCACGAGCTTGTCCCCACCGGTAAAGTCACCTGCTGAAAACAAGATGCCCGAAGTGCCCGAAGCAACAGACGCCAAGAACGCACCTGCAACTGTCGTAGTGTTATTGATGTTAAACACAGCAGGGCTTGCCGAGTTGTCGATTACGGACGGGTCAGCGGTAGTAGCGGTGCCAAACGTCACGGACTTACGGTTGCCGGAATAGTTGGTATCTTCAGTCCAGCCAGCGTGGGAGGCTAACGTGTCACCTGCGTTATATGTGGTTCCTGAGCCGGGGCCAAGCACCAGACCAAGATACCAAGCAGCGGTGTAGCCCGAAGCCTTGAAGTATTTGGTGTTCAAGTCTTGCAGACCTTCGTTAACGACGAGATTGTGGAACTCATCTTCCCACTTCTTCTGGCCGTCGGCACCAAAGCACTCAACTTTGAACACACCGCCAAGTTTTACGCGACCGTCGCCATGCGTGAGTTTGCTCACGCCAGCTTGAACAGTCTCACCCATTTGCGATTTTGCGATAGGCATGATTACCACTCCTTATGGAAAACGAATTAAAGCCGTCGTAGCCGTGTTAGCTGGCATAGTGACGGTATTGTTGGTTGAAGTAAACGTCTTATCTGAACCAAAGTCCAGCACTGCTACGGTTTTGTTGCTACGAGTTACGTTATAGATCAAAGCCCCACGAGCCACAAAGTTTGCACCGGGCCATGCCACATTGTTGAAATCCACGTACACCGTACCAGCATTAGGCCCCGTGGTATCCGTGGCAATAGTTACACCCGTTATAGTCACGCCACCCGCTGTATAGCCTGTACCTACCACTTCGTTCGTAGTTGTGTACACAGTGGTCAACTGCCCGATGTCAGAGAACGCTGTATACAGCGCCATCTTTAGCGTGTCGGTTGCCAAGTTCTGCCCTGCTTGGAGCATCTCTTGTTTGAAGCTGTTTGTCAGACCTTGCTGGATCATGGGTTGACCTTAATCTTTGCCTGACCGTCACGGTACGCATCACCGCGCTCCAGACCCGTACCCAGACGATTGAGCTGACCAAGTGCCTCTTGGTACTTCTTCTCGTACTGACCGATCATGTCAGCTTCGCCCTTCAAGAAGGTATACGCCTCAACCAAAGTGCCGTATAACAGAACCGGCGAGTAGCTGTCACCAAGCCATGTGCGTCCGTCAGCCGCCACCGTGATTGACTCAGGGTAGTAGTAATAGTGCAACTCTACGTTGTAGAGGATGTCAGGGGTCGGGCCAAGAATGAAACTTAACTCGTCCGTGATGGTGCTAGATATAACAGTCGGGCCAAACAACGCGTAGTATTTTGGAATCCCTGTGGTGCTCGGATTTGGGTACGCCGCACGGATAAAGTTCACATCCTTGTTCAGCAAATACTCGTAGTTACCGCTACCGTTAATTACCGCCATCGAGAAAACCGACAAGAAGTCGGTCGGGCAAGACAAGTACTGGTTGCCGCCAGTAGTTACGCCTGTGACGTTCTTGCGTAATGCCGGAATCTGCACCGTGTTGTAGATGCGCTCTTCAGCTTGCGTGATAAAGAAATTAATCTGGTTCGTACCATCAGACGTGGTAACGCCAGTCCCTGCTACGTCCGTCCAAGTATTCGTTGGAAAGTCGTTTTGCAGGTAGTTCTTAACCGCAATGAAAAGCTCGTTGTACGTCATGATTAACCCATCGGGCCTCTTGCCATTACACCCTTAGTCGCAGCACCTGTGCCACGAATCTTGATGCCGGTAGTCTTAGGCTCTTTGTAGTTGCCCTTGCTGACGACGCCCCCCGCGATGTTCATCTCGTTCATGTACTCCGCGCCAGTCTTGTTCTTGACCTCGGCTTTAGTTTTTTTACCGTCCATAGTATGTGGCTCCGCATAAACAGCAGCTTGACCTACTTCTTTGCCCATCATCTTTTTGCTGTACCCCATATCAGCCTCCGCGCTTGTAGGTGAACGAAGACTTTTTCTGATTAGCAACTTTAGCCAAACCACGTCCAAGCTGTTTCATTTGAAGGTTGGTTTTGCCGCCTTTAGCCATCTTGTGCATACGCTGCTCATGGCCTTTGATCGCTTTCTTGGCGACCTTTTCCATCATTGGCTTGTCTTTTTTAATGTCTGAGTGTTTCATGTCAACTCCTACGAGATTGTCACGGTGCCTACTACACCTGCTGACGTTAAATTATTTGGCGTTAGCCCCACGTCGTTACCACTTGCCCCACCTACCGGAGCCCAGCCCCACTGAAATACCCTACTACCACCTTCTGGATACCCGTCAGCATCGACCGCCGTCCCCGGTGTTTCAGTCAATTGCAGTCCGTTGTAGCCTGACTGCAAGTAGCTTATGTCTGGTCTTGGCTCCCGCACTGCTTGTGGGTCGTTAACCGGATACAAACCTAATGATAGCTGCGGCTGATCCGGTTCCCAACAATTTTTGCAAACCTTGATCGACACCTGTTTGGTCTTGATCGTCAGCTTGCGCAGCTCTTTCAACTTGTACCGAAACCCGCATCGATCACACTCGGAGATACTGTGTTTGCCACTAGCATACTTACTGGGCATACATCACCTGTAGAAAGTAGTACGCGGCACAAATCGATCCGGCGCTTTTTCTCTATCCTCCGCAGATGCAAAATCCCAAGCCTCGTCATACATCAACTTCAACGCCTGAATTCTGGTTGGATCAACCTCGGGCTTCTTAACTGCAATCATGTACGCCAATCCTGCCACCAAGCAGTTCTGGAAGCGGAATGGAATATCTACCACGTTGGTACCGTCCCCGGCGTCAAAAATACGCTTCAACCGCCAGTAATAGAATATGTAGAACGGATTGCCTACTGCACCCTGATCCGGCGAAGGCCACACGTTGATCTGTGGATTCTTAGGTGTAGCCGCTTCGGACCCAACCTTTTGCCCCGACTGGCGGTTTACCCACACCTGAATCGGACGCCCCTGTGTCAACTTGTTTGGGATAGTCGCGTAAGTAGAGACGCTTATGCGGCTGATGTTGATGTCGGTCTGATTAGAAATCTGTCCGGAATTAGTGCGAATAACATGTTCAAGAAGATCAACGGTATCAATAGGTAGATCATAAGTCACCTGCCCCTGCACAAGATTGATCGATCCCTGCTCAATAGTCCACAGGTTGATACCACGGTTTGCCCACTCGCCAATCAGAAAATTCAGACTACGCCGTGCGGTACGAAAATCGTAGCCCGTACGCAATTCCAAACCGCAACGCTCAAACGCCTCTTCGAATATCTCGTTGAGGTCGGGATTGAACGCCGTTGTGTTGGTTGTAAAAGCCATTATCTAAACCTCGCGGTCTTCTGGGCTATGCGTTTTGGTTGCGCGACGAATTGCTTGCCACTTTTCTTCCCTGCCCGCTTCGCCTTGGTCGTCGCTGCGTACTCCGCTGGGCTTAGCGCCTTGATTGCCTTTTCTGGCAGGTACCTTTCGCCAGTCTTGGACGACGGTTTTCCGCTCTTTGTCCGCCATTTCTGATCACCCCAATTCTTAAGTGACTGTTGCGGGGCTTTCATCTCACACTATCTTTCCACGAGTCTTACCACGCTGCGCTATCCCATCTGCACGAGAAGAAGCGGTGCCGCCCTTTTTCATACCCTTTGATTTCTCATACGCCTCATACTCTTCTTTTACC